AGCTTTTGATACAAGAAATAATTTAACTAATCTTCAAGATTTACCAATGAATACAACAGCAGGTAATGATGATGCATTGTTAATAGGTTGTGATGAAGATCCAGATGGTAAAGGTTTATTTTTTGATGGTTATATGTCAGAATTTTATTGGATTGACCAGAATCAATATGCCGCAAGTGATTTTGGAGAATACAATAGTGATGGCATTTGGGTACCAAAAGAATTTGCAGGTTCCTTTGGAGTAAATGGAGTATTTTTACAATTTAAACAAACAGGTACAAGTGCTAATGCAAGTGGTATGGGTGCAGATACAGGTGGAAGCACTTTACATTTTACAGTAACTAATTTAACAGCAGTAGATGTTTGTGTAGACACACCCACTAACAATTTTGCAACAATGAGTCCTTTATATAAATCTACATCTGGTGCTACAAATAGACCAATTATTACTAATGGTATGACTAGAGTTACAAATCATGCTAGTGGAGATTCTAGCACAATGTCAACAATAGGTTTAGCAAAGGGCAGATGGTATTTCGAAGCAAAATATAGTAAATCTCCAGATGATGCACAAAATTTTCCTACGATAGGTTGGGCAAAAAATGGCAATCATAATGATGGGAGTTTTGTAGGAATTAATACAAAAGATGGTACTAATTTCAGAGGTAGAGCAGGAACTACAGTTATTGCAAATGCTTTTGATGGAGTACCTGCGGCAAATGATATAATGGGACATTATATAGATTTAGATAATGAAACTTTAACTGTTCATATAAATGGTTCTGAATTTCACCAGACGGCCGCCAGCGCTATAGATTTTTCGGGTTCTACTTTTGTTGAAGATACAGGATTCTTTCAAGTTAGATATAATAGTAATACTAATGTAGCTCATTTTGTAGAATTTAATTTTGGTAATCCAGATTTTGCTCTCAGTTCTGCTTTATCAGATGCTAATGGATATGGAGATTTTGAATTTAACCCAACTTTAGGTGGTACAGATTACTATGCAGTATGTACTCAAAATGTAGCAGTATACGGATAAAAGGATAAAATTATGGCTTTTACAACAATAAACGACCCATCAGAATATCATCAAACGACTGTATACACAGGTAATGGAGGTGCAGACCATGCTATAACCAATGGTGGAAATTCTGACTTACAACCGGATTGGGTATGGATTAAAAATAGAGATGCTACTGACGCTCACATGATATTTGATTCAAGTAGAGGTGTTACTAAACGTTTAAGTAGTGATTCAAATGCTGCTGAAGTTACAGATGGAGATACACTAGATGCTTTTCAATCAGATGGTTTTAGAGTTGATGCCGATGTTAAAGTTAATACTAATGCGGAAGAATATGTAGCTTGGCAATGGAAAGCTAATGGTGGAACGACAACATCAAATGCCGCAGGTGCTAATGGGGCAGACCATGCAAGTGTGTTTCAAGCAGATAACACAGCAGGATTTTCAATAGTTACATACACATCAGATTCCACATCTGGAGATACAATTATAAAACATGGTTTATCTACAGCACCAACTTTTATGATTCATAAATCAAGAAGTGCTACGGGGTCTTGGTGGGTTTATCATAAAGATTTAGGAAATGATGGGTATGTAGAGTTAAATACCACAACTCCAAACCAAGCAGGTTCAACAAATGTTTGGAGAAATACAGCACCAACATCAAGTGTTTTTAAAGTAGGATTAGATTCTATTGCAGCTTCAGATGAAACAATGATTGCTTATTGTTTTGCACCAATACAAGGCTACAGTAAATTTGGTAGTTTTGTAGGTAATGGAAATGCAGATGGCCCCTTCATTTATTTAGGTTTTAAACCAGCTTGGATTTTATATAAACGAGCAACTGATGGCACAAATAACTGGGGTTTAATTGACAGTACAAGAAATCCAAATAACCCAAGTATTAGTGCTATTGCTGCTAATTTACTTAACGACCCGGGAGACTCATCAGGTAATGGTTCTGGAGATATGTTATCTAATGGATGGAAAATAGGAGTAACAGCGGGGTCTAGAAATGCTAATGGAGTAACTTATATTTACATGGCATTTGCAGAATCGCCATTTGTAACTTCAACAGGTATACCAACAACGGCAAGATAACTTCTTTTCCCTACATTATAAATATAAGAAAAGATTTAATATATAGGAATTTGACTCATGGCAACAATACAAAACATTACTATTGACCAAGACGCTGACTATACAGAAACTTTAACTGTTAAAGATTCTGCAGGAACAGTAGTGGATTTGACTGGTCAAACAGTAACGAGTAAGTTAAGAAAAACTCACTTATCAACTAGTGCAACAAGTTTTACGACAGCAATAGTAAGTGCAACTGATGGTACAACGTCTATTACATTAACGGATACCGTAACAGCAGCTCTTACTGAAGGTCGATATGTTTGGGATTTAACAACAACTACTAGTGGTGGTTTGGTTACCAGAAGAATTGAAGGAAGAGTTACAGTTACACCTAGCGTAACTAGGTAATACTAAATAGTATTATAAGGAAAAAAATATGGCCGTACCAAGTACAAAAGCAACATTAAAAGAATATTGTTTAAGAGCATTAGGCAAACCTGTAATCGACATAAATGTTGATGATGACCAGGTTGACGATAGAATAGATGAAGCTATACAATATTTTGCTCAATATCATGTTGATGGTGTTGAAAGAATGTATTTAAAATATCTAGTAACTGCTGCTGATATTACTCGTATGACTACGGACAGTACTGAATCAGTAACCGAAAATGGTGTTACAACAGCATATAACACAGGAAATAATTTTCTTATAGTTCCTTCATCAGTTATTTCTGTTGTTAATGTATTTCCTTTATCTGACAGGTCAAATTTAAATTTATTTGATGTACGATATCAATTGAGATTAAATGACTTATATGATTTTTCATCTACAAGTATTGTACATTATCAAATGACAATGCAACACTTAGATTTTCTCGACCATGTATTGATAGGAGAAAAACCAATGAGGTTTAATCATTTATCAAATAAATTATTTGTTGATATGGATTGGGGAACAGATATTACAGCAGGTGAATTTTTAATTTTCGAAGTTTTCCGTAAGTTAGATCCTGCAACTAGTGTAGATATGTTTGATGACCTATATTTAAAAAGATATACAACAACTTTAATCAAAAGACAATGGGGACAAAATCTTTCAAAGTTTTCGGGTACTGCAATGTTAGGTGGAGTTACTCTTAACGGACCTGAATTATTTTCTACAGCGATTGCAGAACAGCAAAAGTTAGAAGAAGAAATTAGAAGCAATTTTGAAGAACCTGCACATATGCAACAAGGATAAATAAATGCCAACTAATGTCTATTTTGACACAGGCACTACATCTGAGCAAAGACTATACGAAGATTTAATAATCGAACAGCTCAAGATTTATGGCCAAGATGTCTATTATCTACCTAGAAAGTTAGCGAACAAAGATACAATCTTTGGTGAGGATCCTGCTTCGTCTTTTGATGATTCATATATCATAGAAATGTATGTAGATAATACTGATGGATATATGGGTGAACAAGAGATTATCAAGAAGTTTGGTTTAGAACTCAGAGATGATATTACATTTACTGTTTCTAAATTGAGATGGGAAACATTGGTATCAAACAATAGTGATTTAGTTGCTGGTCGACCACAAGAGGGTGATCTGGTTTACTTCCAAACAACAAATGCATTTTTTGAAATACAGTTTGTTGAACACGAACAACCATTTTATCAACAGAGTGCTTTACCAACTTACAAACTATCATGTACTAAATGGGAATATAGTTCTCAAAGACTTGATACAGGTATCGCAGAGATTGATAGTACAGAGGATTCTTTATCAACTGATACTATGCAGTTCCAATTTAGTTTAGAAAATGAAACTGGTGCATTTGTATTAGAAAGCACTATTGGTGCGATTGATTACTTTATTAATGAGGACTTTACAATGGCAACACAACAACCTGTGGATCAAGGGCAAGCCTTTGAAACTGCTGCAGGAACAAACACATCATCCACAACAGATGATATATTGGATTTTAGTGAAAGAAATCCATTTGGAGAGGTTGACGAATACTAATGTTTGGGCAACACTTTTATCATAAACAAATTCGCAATACTGTAATTGCCTTTGGTACAATCTTTAATAATATTAATATTAAACGATTAGATTCTAGTGGCAATCCTTTACAGAGTATTAGAGTACCGTTATCGTACTCTCCTAAAGAAAAGTTTATTACAAGATTAGAACAACAAGCAGATTTAACAGGAGATGATTCCTCTGTGGCAATTACTTTGCCTCGTATGGCATTTGATATTACAGGATACGCCTATGACGCTTCAAGAAAGTTAAATAAGAATCAAAGAGTAGGCGTTGTTACAGAAAATGCTGATACAACAAAATTAAATACTCAGTATTCTCCTGTTCCTTATAATGTAAGTTTTGAGTTAAATGTTTTTACTGCTACTTCAGATGATGGTTTGCAAATTATAGAACAAATACTACCTTACTTTCAACCTGATTATACAGTAACTATGATTGAGAGTACTACAATGGATACAACAAGAGATATACCTTTTATATTAGAGAGTGTTAATTATGAAGATAGTTATACAGGCTCACTAACAACATTAAGAAGAATAACATATACTTTAAGTTTCACAGCAAAGATTTATCTGTACGGACCAATTAGTACAAGTGCTGTAATCAAAAAAGTTTCTGCTGATTTATATACTGATACATCTGATAAATCACCTTCAAGAAGTGAAAGGGTTACGGTTACACCTAATCCAACATCAGCTGACAAAGATGATACATATACATATACAACAACCCTTGATTTCTTTAATGATGGATTAAATTATGATGAGGCAACCGGTGATGACAAATAATTATGAGTACAATAGATGATAAACTAAATGAAGTTCTGAATATTACAACCCAGGTTATGCCGATAGAGGTTGTTGAAGAAAAAAAAGAAATCGTAATACCAACAGATAAAGATCCTGATATTGATTTTGAAACTGGTAGAGCAAATCTTTATAAGTTAATTGAAAAAGGCAACGAAGCAATTGACGGTATTCTGAATATAGCAAAAGAGGGTGAACATCCTCGTGCTTACGAAGTTGCAGGTCAACTAATCAAAACTGTGAGTGAAGTATCTCAAAATCTTTTAGACTTACAAGAGAAGTTAAAGAAGATTAAAGATGTGCCAAACACAGGACCCAAGAGTGTTACTAATGCATTGTTTGTAGGTTCAACAACTGAATTAACAAAATTATTAAAAGAAAAAAAATAAATGGAATTTTTTAGAAAAGGTTTAGAGCAAAATATTACTCTTCCTCCTCCACCAACTGATGATGTTGCTGAGGCCAAAGAGGTAAAGAGAATTGTTGCTATAAGAACAGCAAAAGATGTTAAGTCAGTTATGAATCACGATAGAGTTCCTTTCTATGCAATCAGAACTTACTGTGATGAAAACGGATTAATATTTCACAAAGGTGAGTTTGAAGATGTAATTCAACAAGCAACACCTATTATTAATTATTTTAAAGAAAAATTTAACAGAAAGAGACCTATTGAAATAGATAAAACACTTAATACTCTACCAAGTGTAACAAACAAAACGGCATCATATCCTAGTGGTCATGCAGCTCAAGCAAGATTAGTTGCAAAGTATGTTGGAGGTAAATTTCCAGAACACGAAGCAGGATTAATTAAAGCAGGCAATGAAGGTGGATACGGAAGAGTACAAGCAGGTTTTCATTATCCTTCAGATTATGATAGTGGTAATCTACTTGGTGAAAAGATGTATGTATTTATGAACAAAGCGGATTACAAAAAATCAAATGAATAGAGTAGATCAATATTTAGGTAACCCTAATTTAAAAAAAAGTCATACAAAATCAAGGTTCTCAAAAAAACAAATTGAGGAAGTTGTTAAGTGTTTAGATGACCCAAAATACTTTATAGAAAACTATTTGAAGATTGTTACAATTGATAAAGGTCTTGTACCTTTTGAGATGTATGATTTTCAGAGAGGCATGGTAGATACTTTTCACGAAAATAGGTTTACAATATGTAAATTACCTAGACAGAGTGGCAAGTCAACTATCATTGTTTCATACCTCTTACATTATGTATTATTTAACGATAATGTGAATGTTGCAATACTAGCAAATAAATCTTCTACGGCAAGAGATTTGTTAGGGCGATTGCAATTGGCTTACGAGCACTTACCAAAATGGATGCAACAAGGCGTTCTCAACTGGAACAAAGGTTCAATCGAATTAGAAAACGGAAGTAGAATTGTAGCGGCAAGTACTTCTTCTAGTGCTGTTCGTGGTAGTACCTTTAACATAATATTCTTAGATGAGTTCGCCTATGTACCCAACAATATAGCCGAAGAATTTTTTAGTTCAGTTTATCCTACAATATCATCTGGTAAAACATCAAA